GAGGAAGAAGGTGAGGAAGAAGAAGACGAAGAGATGGACCCTGAACAATACAACAGCTAAGGAGGCTAGTTAGTGGCAATAAAAAACAAGTATCCCCTGGTCATCAATTATGATGCCAACGATAATGTTTCAGGGTTAGCGGAGGTTCAACTTGCAACCTCCGATGCATCTGATATTGGGGGTGATACGCCATCTGATGGACAAGTCCTAACATATATCTCCGCAGACGGTGTATACCAGCCGAGAACTCCTACAGGTGGGGGCGGTGGTGGTGCTGTTGATAGTGTCAATGAACAGACAGGCGATGTTAGCCTTTATCTCAGCAGTCTTAGTGCAGTAAGTTTCACCGATTTGCAAGCACCCCAGCATTTGGAATGGGACGGTACGAATTGGGTAAATGCGTTTGAGGATGTTCAATACTTTAGAGTTTATAATAACACTGCATCCCAACTCGATAAAGGTTCTGTTGTTTTTGTCTCAGGCTCTCACAATGCGAATGTTGCTGAGGTAGGTCTGGCCCAGGCAGACTCCGCAGATACCATGCCCGCTATAGGTATCATTCGAGAGAATATACTAGCAGGTACCGAAGGTCTAGCTGTTACGTTTGGTAGGGCGTCAGGACTAGCATTACCGTCACCCACATACACTGAAGGCGATACGTTATATGTCAGCCCCACTACCCCAGGGGAAGTAACCAATCAAAAGCCCACTGACCCTAGCCATTTAATTCAGAATATAGGAATTGTAACTCAAACTCACGCATCTAATGGAGTTGCAAAAATTACAGGTGTTGGTAGATCTAATGATATACCCAATACCATAACACTTGGTGCTACCACAATAACATCTGCTAGTGCTAAGTTTGCAAACGTTGATGCTAACCATATCCTGATATCAACGGCTGCGAGTGCTACGTCTAGTATTGCTTCTGCTACTTTGTTTGGAGATTATGTCAAAAGTGTAGAAGGTCAAACACCTGATGGAACTGGTGAGGTTTCGTTAACAACTGATAATATTCCACAGGGTAGCACTAATTCTTATATAACAACGGGTGAGCAAACTAAGCTAGGTCACATTTCTGTAACCGCTGCTGTTGATTTAAATGCTATTAAACCCACTGATTTAGCCGGGACTACGACTAATAATGACATAATTATAAGAAATACTGACTCAACTTTTGGTGTTATTGAAGTAGGGAATGGAGCGGGTACTTTTTTAGGAAATGACTTCTTTGGAACCCCGGCAGAGGGATCGACATTAGAGTATGTGACAGGTGAAAGCACTGGTTGGTCCGCAGTGCCTGCTTTAGATTTAGTTGACTTTGGAGGAGGTGGTCAAATTGATCACGGAACTAACCTTTCTGGCCTTGGAGACGACGACCACACTCAATATGTCTTATCTGCTGGTACGAGGTCCATGTCGGCTCTTACAGTCAACAATGAGATTACTACTAAAGATATTGAGGTTACTCGTTTAGGGCAAGGTAGACCAACTAACTTTACCTGGACTTCTGATTATCTAGCCTCACAGGTCTATCAGAACGGTTGGCTTCAAGGGTTTGGCACAGGAGGGTCAATTGGTGGTGACAGTACTATGCTTAATCAATATCAGGATGTTGCTGGTATTATAAGCTTAGGTGTTAACTCCAACAGCAGCGCACGAGCTTCCATGTATACTAATAACGATACATTGTATGCTAGTGGTCAGGCGTGGTCATTTGCGACTAGAGCGTGTATGCAGAGTGCTAGCGTTGCTGGTGCCACTTACAGTGGTGTTATAGGGGTTGCTAACAGTGCAACAGACTACAACCTTCCAGGCTATGGTGTTTACTTCTACTGTGGGCATGGTGGAGGTAATTGGATTGCTAGGACAACTGGACAGTTTGGCAATACAGAAACAGATACTGGAGTTGCCTTATCGAGTTACACCTTATCAGTTCTTCAAATAATGTGTAACGAAGATTGGTCTAAAGCAGAGTTCTATATTGATGGTAGTTCAGTTGCAACCCATACAACTAACTTACCTAACAGAATAGACAATACAGGGTTCTTATATAAAATATGGAACAATGGTGCGGCGACTGCGGGTGGTAAGATGTATGTAGATTGGCATGATATTAAAGTAATCAGCACCTCTGTCGATAGAGGTGAAGGTCACATTAAAGATTTTAGTGACTTTACACCCTAACCCAGAAGCATATCACCACGCTTGAGAGAATTGAACATGCGATTGTAAAACAACTCACGCAAGGAATCCAACTCTCTCATTACGCTCGTCAAGTTGCGTAGAGTTGCCTCAGTTATTTTTTTATCATTCTTGATTACCTTCAGCATATCCATGCAGGATTCAATCATGTTTTGTTGATCTTTTGTAATCTTATTAATAGTATCAACTTGTGCTTGTTTTGTAATTATTTCAGAATCGGACATTGTGTACCTCAAATTTTAATCTCTTGTAGTGATTTATCCTTTGCCTGGAGTGATTCTCCAAGTAAGGCATTCTGTCATAGAAGTCATAGAAATACATAGTATCCTTGCCTTCTGCTTTACGAATACCACGACCTAAGCCTTGTAGTGTTGGGACTTCCCCAGACAATCCTCTAGCGTTGATCATGTGACTGATCTCGTCAATACTGATACCAGTTTGCATAACCGTGGTGCCAATGATTGTAGCTGGCTTATCATCGTTTACAAACTCATTGATGATATCGTATCTACTATCAATGTCGTCCTTGCCTTCAATTGTATAGCAGTTACTAATTCTAGTTTGCAGATTTTCAATATGTTGCAGGTTCTTCACCAGGATTAGAATCTTAGCTTTAGGGTTGGACTGGTAAACCTTTGATACAATTGTCTTAATCTTGTCATTACGTCGGTCGCAGTTTACAATATACTCGTCGTATATCTCAAGGTAGGAGAGATCTTCAGGGACCGCTGACACGGCTGTATTATCTACAACTTGAATGATTGGCTTTGCTAGGGCACCATCCTTAATCAGATCCTCTGCTGTGCGTGTGGTGTATACAGGGCCGAATGCGCCCTCTAGGACCATCCTAGCGTTGATATCCTTTGAGTTCTCCCTGGGAGGGGTAGCAGTAAATGCGAGCCTGTAGGAGGCGTTAGGGAAGCTCTCAACGGCTGCTATGGTGGTTTCTCCCTTGCAGAACTGGTGAGCTTCGTCAACCATGAGGAGTTCTGTCTCGTGCAGGTGCGTGTCAATTATACGCTCAATACTTTGAACTGTGGATAACATTACCTTACCGGGAATGTAGCCCTCTCCTGAGTTGTATCCTAGATCCCTGATGCCACACTTCTTGAAGAACTCGTAGGTCTGGTTGAGGATACCCTTTTCTCGGAATAACACAACTGCCGTAATGTCCTTGTCATGTTGCAGGGCAGCTATACAACCAGCCATGATTAGAGTCTTGCCTGATCCAGTAGGGCTGTCTACGATTGCTCTACGACGCTTTAGGCATTGATATATTGCTTTCTCTTGATACTCACGATACTGGAAATTACCGACTGAGGGAATGTAGGGTTCCTGCTCTTCAATCTTATTCTCCCACTCAATGTCCTTAGCACCGATAGCATCAAGATCTTTTGATATGCGCCCAAGCAGACCTGTTCTAAACTTACCAGCAGATGAGAAGTATCTTTTCTTACCATCCCACCTTCTACTGCGGTAAGCTGGGGAGTATTGATAACCAGGGACAGAGAACGCATACTTGTCGTTCAAGGCCCTCAACACCTCAGGATTATCTGTCTCCAGTGTGCTCATTAAGTTCCCTATGATTATCTTCATATACTATAATAGTTTATTACAATGATAGGTGATTTATGTCTGAGGCTAGAAAATTAACCGCTGATCCTAGCAGCCAGCGGGATAAAGCTCTGGAGGAGCTTTTTGGTAAAATTAAAGATGCTAGTATGACAATTACTGACCTCCCGTCCAGAGGTAAGTTTTACACGGACTTTGAGAGCATTAAGATATCTCCACTCAAGTTCTTAGATGAGCAGCTTATCCTTACAGGAAAAGGTCTGGAGAAAGATATCGTTACTGAGCTACTAGAAAAGACTGTCGAGGGGATCGACGTTAGCGAGATTCTTCTTATGGATAAGAATTATCTCTTAATGAAGCTTAGAGAGGTTTCTTACGGTGACGATTACGAGTTTAGTATTGTGTGTCGTAATTGTAACCATGAGTCGAGATCTAAGATTGAGCTATCCAAACAACTCAATATGTCTCAAGTCCCAGACGACTTCGAAGACCCTCGAACTATTAAGCTTCCCAAGCTTGGCGTAGACGTAGTAATCCGACTTCCTAGAAACAGGGAGGAAAGATACTTCTCTGATACAGAAACTTCATATCAGAATCTGTATAGATTTATAGTGTCTATAAATGGTAATACTGATCCAGTCTTCATCTCGAAGGCAATCAACCTGATGGAGATTGCAGACGTTAAGAAGATTTACAAGGAGATTACAAACAACCCCTACGGGATAGACCCTCGATTCGTGTTTAAGTGCGGGAAATGCAAGCATAAGGAAACGCTTGCAGTACCGATAGATTCTGATTTTTTTTCAGTGAGCTAACAGAAACTTTAACATCTGAAGACCTTCTGCGTCAAGCCTACATATTAGTAAGCAAAGTTGGCTTTTCTTACTCCGATATTAAGACAATGACAAAGAAGGAACGGATGTCTTTCTTGAAGTTTTACTCGGAGGAGATGGAAAGACTAGAGGAACGCTATGCAAATTAATGGGAATCGAGTTACAACAAGACACGAAAGACCTACGGTGTTAGGCCCTACTGCTCTTTTACTTTACTTTATTAACGACGGGCAATACACTGATCCTTACGAGATTAGCGGTGTATCCATCTTCGCTGCGTCTAACAACCAGTTCCCAAGCTCGGTTATTGGGACTGGTGGTGAAATCAAGCAGGATGTCAGTGGTCAGATACTGATGCACTTCTCGAACCCTAGCGCAAACACTTCTCATAGCTCGTTTGACGCTTCAAACTACAACCCTACTCAGGATCCACCGGACTGCTCTGGCATTTACAAGATTGGTACAGGTAAGTATGCTTGTGTTCTTAACACTCAAGGTATCTTACCTAGTGGGGTGTTCAACCTTTCTGGTGAAAACGTCATAGCCAATAACGTCTCTACTACAGGAGACTACATTGATGTTTGGACACTCAAGAGAGCCGCTGGGTCAGAGCTTGATACAATCGTTAATGAGTTTACGCTCAATGAAGACAGATTCTTTGGCGTCACCGAGCCGTTACTGTTCCGCGTGTCTACTAGACTGGAGAACAACTTCTTGGTTCTCGGCTCTAAGGTTGACCTGAAGTTTACGAATGAGTTCACCCTTGAGAATGCTAACATTGACCGTAGCATCATCAATCTTTTCAAGCAGACTCTCATCATGGATCCGATGCTTGAAATCTACAAGAAGAACCAAGACAGAAATCTCCCGGCTAGGGTTGAGGTCTCGGGTTATTCAGACACTTCAGGTCTGATGGATGTTACCTCAGAGAACACAGTGGTCTTCAACTTTAATACTGATGACCTGAGAACTCACGCTGAACTTCTGAGTGGTAACCTGGGGTCACTGACAGGGACTTATGTTGCTAGGCTTAAGTTCACTGCTCTTAACCAGACCATCGTCTCAAACGAAATGGCCTTTATCATACGATAACCATTCCAGAGAAAGTGGGGTCATCTTTACTATCTTAGAGGTGACCTCAAGCAATCGGTCAGGTCCGTCATTGATAAGGATCTCATTCCAATCTTTGGATCCCGCAGGAGGGATGACAGTCTTGATGTCTTCTCTCCGAGCCCAATGAGCCAACCTTAGAAACTTGTAGCGTCCTTGCATACCTGCGTCGTCACTATCAAACGCACAAACCAGAGAACCTTGATACTGGCTGAGTTGTAGCATCTGCTCACGGCTCGTAAAGCAGCTTAGAGTCGTCGTTGCATTCAACCCTACCGCCTGTAGGCTAAGGCAATCAAAGACGCCCTCAGTGATGTACAGAGGCTCCTGAGAGTCGTAATTGAACGGGTATAGGACCTGTGAGCTTTTCAGATCTTTGCAGTTGAGATACTTAGGACGCTCCCCATTCAAGGCTCTACCTTGGAAGTAGAACAGTTTGTTGCGAGAGTTGATGAACGGAATAATAAGACGACCCTTATACTTCCCATCCTTAGCAAGCATGAACCGGAATCCGTTAAGCATACGGCTGTCCGTCAGCGGGTGACTCTCAATCTCTTCAAAGTTATCAGCCTCTTCAAGACTAGATTTGATCTTGTGAGGATCAATAGGTTCAACGGACCTACGGTAACCAAGCTGATCTCCAGACAGAAAGTCTTCAAATACAAACTTCTCGTAAGCCTCTCTAAAAGAGCACTTCTCGACTAGAGCATACAGCTTTACAAAGTTTCCTGTCTCACCACTCTTAAAGCATCTCCACAGTCCGGTCTCAAGGTTGATGGACATGTGACGCTTGTAGTCATTGTCTATGAATAATGAAGGAACTACTAATTCCACATCATCACTGGCAAGTCTATAATTAGACTGGAACTTGCTCAAACAGTATTTTCTAATGTAGGAACTATCAGCCATGTTTATAAATAATATTAGTGCCTCTCGCAGTGACATCATAGACCAGTGCCTATGGAAATACAAGCTGAGATATATAGACAAGCTACCAGGATTTGGTGCTAAGAATGAAGACGCTTTGAATTTCGGGTCATTCATTCACAAGATATTTGAGCTTGGGTATAAGGAGAAAGACCTTAAATCTCTGCTGAAGATTGCAGAACAAGAAAGAGAAGCCTACAAGGTTCCGTTCCGTGAGAATGACAGGATGAAGACCTGTCTAGAGAACTTCTTGATCTGGAATCAGAAGATGGGTGAGACGGTTTCTACAGAACAATCCGTTAGCATCCCCTTAGATGAGAAGAACGATATCAGCTTTGTGGGCGTGATTGACCGTGTGATCAAAGGAACTGATGGCGGCTATCTTGTTATCGACTACAAGACATCTAAGAAGGAGAAGCGCAAGAAGACGCTCATGGACGACAACCAACTAAAGGGTTATGCCTGGGCAATCCACATGCTCTACGATGTCCCTTACGAGAAGATCTACTGTGCTCACTACTATCCTGTCACTGGTAATTTCGTTGCGGTGAAGTTCAACAGGTTTCAGATTGAACGATGGAAGAAGACACAGACTGAAAAAGTCTGGCGCATCCGCAAGAAGAAGAAGGATGAGTTCTGGGCTCAGGAGAACATCTTCTGCGACTGGTGTGAATACAAGGAGGCTTGTCCTAAGTTCCAGTCGGAAGAAGTGGTCTGCAAAAGGTTGGAGGAGCAGAAGGAATTAAAGATGTCCCTCAAGAGCAGCCCAGATAAAAAATAGAATTACAGCCAGGAGAAGCTGAAAGGGTTGAATGGGGAAGTTGCCTCCTCGGTTGCGAGTGTAAAAATTGGATTCTCCGATAGCTCTAGAAATATCATTTCGGTTAGTCATATTGTTCCTTTTTAAGTTTTCCTGATATTATAGGTTTGTAGATGTCGTAGTCAATATCTTCTAGAAAACTTTCTACAACTTCTTCATTAAATCCTGAGTCTACAGTTAGAAACTTATTTACTGTTTCTATTTTTAAAGGTTTTCTACTATCTAAAGATTTTAGTAATCTTATTTGAAATAAAGATGGTAATCTTTTACCATACTTATGTGACCATTTATCTACAAAATCACTAGAAAATGTAAAATTAAGTAGATCAATTGTTTCTATTAAATCTTGTTCTAAATTACTCATAATTATTATTTATACATGATAGATGGTAAGACCGTAAACCTGTATATAATTATGAGAAATATTCAAACATATTACAATGGGACTTCCATACAGAGGAATTGAACAAGATTTTAGAGAGAGGATTCAAGAGTTAGACCCCCAGGGTAGAATTCTAAGGGCATCTGAAGTTCCCTTTTATGTTCTTAGACCTGGAGATCTAGTGCAATTTGGATACTGGAGAGACACTCAGCAAAAGAATTATCAAGGTCTAGTTGTTGCAACAAGGAGATCTGGAGGTAGAGGGTATCGGGTTACAAAAGAAGGAAACACTATCCTACAGGTATTGATTGTCCCAGGGTTAAGTGATGATGTTTTTCAATTTGTGATAAATACCTTATACAAGAATAGAACCTTATCTAGGTATCTGTCTCTCAGAAAAAGGAGCAGTGAAGCGGATAAGAAGATAAACTATGGGTATCTAAAAAACGTAGGAAGAGAGGAGACTGAGTTGTCTGAACAGTTTAAAGAATCAACTCTAGCCAGGAGACTTTTAGGGAGAGAGAAACGTCTTGGTTTAGTTAAGGCTTTAAACGAGGGAGAGTTCAAGACATTCAGAATAGAGAAGTCCTACGATGTGTTCTCCATATCATTGTTAGATCCTGAACTTGCACAGTAATCATGGTTGATAATCGAGAACTAGCGGCCAGAATAGCTCTTCTAGAGCAAACAATGGCAAACGGTAACGATACTTACGAGGACCTTATTGGATCTAATAAAAATCTAACTGAAACTCAGAAGTTAGTTAATAGAACTGCTCGTGATAACGTCCAAGGTATAAGAGACCTCGCTACGAGTTTAATGCAGACTAATAAAGTCTCAAGTAAACTTAGTGAGTCAGTCCAAAGAGCAGACAAGATCAATACAAAAGCTTTAGCTTCTAATGTTACACTTCAGAAAGTTATTGATGCAAACTCTACTGCAATTAACGAGAGCAACATAGGGTATCTTCGTGCTGCTGAAGCATTCATTACAAACTTTGAAGGGGGTGTGAGAAAGACTTCGGGTGGCACCCTTGCACTTACAGAGCAGTTAATTAGAACTGGTCAAAGTACTGACGGCATGATCAGTATGAACAGAAACCTGTTAGGGGTAACGGGTAGGAATTATGGTGCTCTTAGTAAGGTCAATGACGCAGTGTTAGACTCTTCTGACACTTACACTGTGTCAACTGGGAAGTTAATTGATAGCCTTAGTAAGTTACAAGGAAACATAAATAAGTTCTCCATGTTTGGCCCAGATGTCGCTGCTAATATCAGCACGCAGATGGCAGATGTTCTTGGTAAATTCCAGGGACTTAACGAAGATTCAATGGGAAGCTTTTTCTCTCTTCTGGAGCCAAGCTTAGACAAGATCGGCACTAGGGAGATGTTTGGCATTTCTGATTTTGCTAAGCAGTTTGCTAGAGGAGAAGCTACGTCTCAACAAATAGAGGCAACAATGCAATCTGTCGGTCAGCAAATTCAATCCGTAATAGCGGGTGTTGATGATTACGCGGTCGCAGCAGAGCTTGTACAGAAACAGTTTAGAGTTACTCAAGACCAAGCCATGGAGCTTGTCAATATTAGTAGAACGCTCGCTGCTGGTCCTGATGATGCTAAGAACTTGCAAGCTACTCAGGACGAGCAACTTGACACATTAACTAATCAAAAAGAAATAGCAGATCAATTCTATCAAAAGACAGCACCTGCGGCTCTTGCTGCAACTGTTGCACTTTATGCTCCTGCCATACAGACAGTTCAAGCTATCAACGCTTTATCCATGGTAATAGGTAAAGGTAATGGTGGAGGTGAAGGTGGGGGAGGTCTTTTAGATCAGATTAAGGAAGGCATGGATGACGAAAAGAAATCACCTAAGCCAACAGGAGGAAAGAGAGATCCTGCCACAGGGGTTCTCATTAAAAATAATAACACAGTTAAAGCTCAAACCGCAGTGAACAAGAAGGGCTTTGGTAAAATAACTGATAGTTTAAAAGGATTGAAGACAGAATTCAAAAGTGGCTTCTCTAACATGAAAGGTGGTTTAACATCTTTGTTCAAAGGAGGAGGAGGGAAACCTGGGATTGGTAGTGCTGCTATGATGCTCGCGGGAGGTTTGGGAGTTGATCACTTAGCAGATAAGTTCCTTGGCGAAGGGACTACAGGAAAGTTGGCTGGGGGTGTTTCTACTGGAATGAACATCGCGGGTATGGGCCAGATGCTCGGATTTGCTGCTAAGGGAGCGACTCCGATGGCTATTGCTGGGTCTGTAGCGGCAGAAGGAGTAGGTATGCTCACTGAGGCTTTAGGAGCCGAACAAGGAAGCACAGGAGACATGCTTGGTGATGTAGCGGCAGCAGGGTTACAGGGAGCGGCATATGGAGCTATCCTCGGACCTGTCGGGGCTGCTGTTGGTGGAGGCATAGGTCTACTCTATGGAGGAATAAGTGAGTGGCTTGATTGGGATGGCGACAAAGCCGAGATGGAAAAGAAGACAAAGGAAGCTGTCGAACGCCAAGAAAGAGAACTTAGAATGGCAAAGGAAGCCGAGAGAGCTAGAATGGCTAAATCCGACACTGCCCTCATGTCCATTGTTAGTAGAGTTACAAGTCAGCAGGCAGACTACATGAGAACTGCTAGTGCTGAACAGGTAGCAAAATTAACTGAAGTTGTGAATGAGCTAAAGCTGAGCCGCTCAGAAAATGCACAAAGAGAAGCAGGTAGAAAATCAAAGGATCTTAACTCGTGAGTGACGCAATATACACAGACGGTAATAACACGGCCATATACGGCAGAAAGCTCCACGAAAGGTCTTTCCTGCTTTATGAGTTTCATGGTTCTAACGGTGAAGTGACAAGAGCGCACATGCCGTTCATGAGCAATGTAACCATTAAAGAATCGGGTGAAGCAAACTTAGCAAGCTATAATCTCCTTGGCCGCGCAGGGCAACTCTTCTCTTATGGTGGTTCAAACTCTCGCAAGTTTGATTTAAGCTTTGAAATAAACTTCTTACACTTAATGCACTTGCAAGAAACTGAAGGCTTTACCGACAGGCTAACCAGGACAATAAAAAATACTGATAGAAGCACTGAGCTTCGTAGGTTTACAGATCCTAATGGTGCAAATCCTGTTGCTGCTGAGAAGTATGGGGCTAGGCTTACACAGCAGTTTTTTGATTTGCTTGGAGACGCTGCTCAAAGAGAAATAAGAAGTAAGATAGGGACAGCCGAGAGGTATGGGTCGAGAGAAACGAGCTTGTTCGGTAATTCAAAAGAAATTCCGAAATCTGTGGACCTTGCAATGTATTGGATTAACTTAATTAGATCTAGCACATTAAATAATTCAACCAATACTGTCTATGGGCCTCCTATTGTTAGGCTGAACCACGGACCCATGTATATGAACTCCCCTTGTTTGGTAATGGATTACAGTATCTCGGTTGATGCAGTTTCAAACTATGACGTAGAGACTTTGTTTCCTTACACCATAAAGGTGAACATGACCATGGTGGAGTCAAGAACTGGAGACTTTGGAGACTATGTTAAAGGTGATTTAGTTAAAGGTGATAACTTGACTGGATGGGAATCCATTGTAGACGGAAATGTGTTAGATGCAATGAACTATAATTTTGAAGATTATGGAGATCCGAACGGAATTATAAGACCTATCACTCCTGACCCAGACGGGACAAGATTTGGATAATCATGGCATATAAAAACCATTTAAATATTGGAAGTTACTCGGTCCTTCATAAAGGAAAGGAAGTATTCACAAACTTACACTCTGCTGAGTTTGAGGACTTCGTAAAAGATATTGATGAGAGGAGCTTTACTATAGGAACTATACCAGCAGGGTATGAGCACAGAGCGGATAAGATTTCTAATCTGTTCTATGGCACTCCTTATCTTGATTGGATGATCTGCTGGTCTAATAATGTTAGCGACCCATTCCAGCAATTGAATGTTGGAGATAGAATAAAGATTGTTAACTTATGATATCTCCTAATGTAATTATAACGAAAGACTTCACCACGATGGAGCGTATCTTTTTTGGACCTAACAATGGAGGTCCAAGAAAAGGTCTCACTTCTATATTAGAAGATGTGAAGAACGATAAGAATTCTATAATTTGTGCTCCTGGGACTAATGACACTTTGATGGAGTTGGACTTCAACCTGCCTCAGTCTTCTCACTCTCAAAGCTATATCAATGCTAAGTTCATAGAGTCCAAGGAGTTGATTGAGTTTTTCTTATTAGATAAGAGCCCTTTGGAATCCAATTTCAATATGATCTATGAGTTGTTTTCCAAGGCAGGAATCCCTCTAGATGAAAGCTTAAACAAACTTAATAAGTATTATATTGCTTTTGGAACAGGCGACAACCTGAACGATTGGGCAGGGCCTTTCGTCTGCACTCTTGGAGCAGCAAACATTGACCTACAGAACAATGTAAAAATTATGACCATAGGCTTTGTCTGTGGCGAACTTAATTCTGTTAGGAGTTATTCAAAGAAGTTATATAACAACTTAGGGTTCGGAGACGAGAAACTTAATTCAGCAGTTCCTAAGGATACTAAGCTGAAGTTTACGGGTGTTGCAAACATGCGTAATAGTTTTGTGTATAACAAAGGCCCACTTATTCGTCCGACTGACGCTCCTAGAAAGCGCGTGCAACAAGATGCCATATCTTGGAATCCTTACATACGAAGACTTCTTGAATCATACTTAGGGAAAGTTTATGGAGGTTCAACTCAAAGATTACAAAATAGAGTAATGGTCTTTCTGACTGAGGACTTTGATGAGATCCTTAGCAAGGGACTTGAGAAGTCCACCAGCAAAGACATATCTAGAAACTTTCAGAAGCTAAAAGAATTTGGAATACAGTTTAGAGTTCCTAGAACAAGCACTGCTGATGAGAGACAGCAAAGTAGAATTAGGAAATCTAGAAAGATACTTAGACGTAAGTTATTTGATCAATATGCAGAACACCAGGGCAATTCAGCGGCTATTAAGGAAATTGAATTAGATTATGAAAAGCAGTTAGACGAGGATTTCTACATAAAGGATTCCGTAATAGAGATGGAATGCGAGATAAACTCGGACACTACTGAACAAAGCCCAGCCGCTGTTCTCGACCCAATATTTAGATTTATAGGTGCTCTTAAAAAATATTCTAAGTCGGTAGCAACTTACACTTTATTTGAGCTTAATGACTCTGAGATTATTAAGCTATTAGACGAAGCTTGTATCAAGGGTGGTCGTAGCTTGCCTGGGGGAGGGCCAGGGACACCTAGAATAGTTTTTGGTGATGTTGGCGTAATTAAGAAACTTCTGTACTTAGCGGATAATGGTAAGACTGTCCCCAGCAGTAGTCAATACAAAAAACTATTCACTTCCGAAGAATTAGATACAATTGATTGGGAATGGTATCAGGGAGCATTTAAGAGAACTATTCTAGAGCGAGAGAGAAACCAGAACTCGTCCTTCAAAGAGAAGATAGACTTTGGTCCGTTCACCCCAGAGTATAAAGAGATACAGGAAGTAAAGGATATCATATTCCTTCATGGTGTGAAAAACTCAAACGTGCAAAGTATTTCTTTCTCAAACGATATTGCTGAGGGTGCTTTGTTAAACTTCTCTATGGAAGCTCGACAGAGGAGTCCTTACGTAAATGCTTTTGTAAGAAAAGCTGTAAAGAATGATGATTTTAAGATAGCTGAGATTGTTAAGTATTATGAGGATAAGGGAGTATTCACAGATAACTCTACTGAGTCATCAATTAATCTAATCAAGTTTATCAACAGTCTAAGCGAAGAAGATGAGACCGCTCTGTCTGGCATAGAGCAGAGATCAAATACTAATCGAATTGCAAAAGGAAGAACTGAGTCTGGTCAGAGCCTAGAAGAGTATGTGAGTCTGATCGTAGGCTATAAACAAATTATGGACGAGTTAGCTAGCGACTCAACGCCTGAACTCGAAGTTGGATACACAGAAGATGCTGATGTAGAAAACCCTAGACTATCCCAAACATATGCTGATCTAAAAGAAAAGATGGCAAGCTTAGTTGTAAAGATCAACATTAAGACTGTGCCATTCTTTAATCAGAAGTTTTATTTTGAAAAAGACTGCTACCTCTTCAGCATGTACAACAATGTAATCAGAAGTGATAACGATCCTGATATAAGCAAACCTACTACATTCTTAAGCGGGCATTATAAGATACTCGGGTCTAGACACTTTATGAATGCTACAGAAGCTTATTCTGAGTTTGAACTTGTTAAGACTAATCCTGAGAAACAAAAAGTAAGTACAGGGACGAAAGAATCAATTAAGCAGAAAGCTCCTGCTGATGTCGCAGAGCAAGAGGACCCGCCTAAGTCTACTCCTGAAATTATTAAACCGATAACTCCTAACCCTGGTGGATTAAGATTTAAGAATGCTCCACCTACAGATCTTAAAGGTAATAAGCAAGCGAGGCAGCAAATTGCTCAGAAAAAGAAAGCTGTGGATTCGGAGGATGATATCTCAGCCGACATTAGTTACTCTTTAATTGGAGGCTTCAAAGCGGCGACGCCTCCTGCTATGACACCAGAAAGGCAAACTCGGATTATCGCTCACTTTGCTACACAGAGAAGAATTTATTATGAATGGACGAAAAAAACCACTAACCCTAAACTCAGGAAAAAATATAAAAAAGCGTGGAGAAAGTATAAGGAGATAGGTGAGAAGATTGAAATAGCAAAATCTAATAACAACGGTGTAATACCGACCTATGATAAGGATAACACACCTACATATTAATTATGTTTAAAGTAAAGAAAGGAGTAGTTGCATCTGAGATATCGCCTAATAAGGACGGTTCTTTTTGGGCTGAGGTGGATGGTAAGGCAGCAAGAGTAGCTTACTGTTCACCGAGCTATAACCCCAACCAAGGGGGTATATTTGCCCCTCCTACAATCCACCAAGAAGTATTACTATTTGAGGATCTAGACCCACAGGATAATCGTCCAGAGTATTACTATGTCGGCTCTATTGTGGATGATGCTCCTTTAAGTTCAGATGAAAGAATACCAGAGTTTGAAGCTATTAGAGTAGGCGGTGATGGTAAAGCTTACAACAAAGATAATAAGCCAGTTAAGATGGCTCTTCAAAACTCTGACGGTCAAGGTATCTCTACTATTAGTGATCTGAGTAATGAAAGTAGAATCAATCACGTATCTCTTGACGCTGAGACGGGAGGGTATGTTGCTGCTGGAGAACAGGGCTGTCAAGTAGTTAACGAACACTTAGATGGTATTGTCGTTCAAGGTGAGCCTAATGGACTGTTCCCTTCTAGGAGCATAACAATGTCCACAGACGGACCGCAGTTTCAAGAATCAAACGCTTCTTTGAACATGACTGTCGGGCAGGCAGGAGACGATATCAACATCTGCAATCTCGCCAACACATCTGATTTAGGAGGAGGTGGCGTAACCGCAGGTAATATCAGAATCCACAGTAAGAACAAAGACATCATTTTAAGGACAGGTGCTCCAGGTGCAGTGGCTAATGGTAGTGCAACTAGGAACATTAACATTATTACACCTAAAGCTCAGATACAGATTAATGGGCAGACAGGAGATATTTCTATACAAAGCAATGAAGGTAACGTGAACGTTCAAGGTAGCACGGGTATTAATATGACTGCGCCTAATATTACTTTGAATGGTGACACTGTTATAAATGGAACTCTTACTGCTACTACGGGTGCCGCAACTATGTCTGTGGGTGCTGGAGGGATGTCTGTTGACGGCGGCTCTGCAAACTTCAGAAGCGGAACCTTCTCTGTCAATGCAGGAGCAGTCAGTATCGTAGGAGCCGCACCTCCTGCGATATCTTATCCAGCAGCACCTATTCCACCCGCCCCTGTATTCTACACCCCGAATGCCGTCGCGCCCCCGGTCCCTACCCCGCCATCTCCTGCGGTACCGATAGAGATAGAGCCTAATAGTTATGGAGACGCCCCAGACTAATCAAACTAAATAGAAATTAGACATGCCAAGTTTTGACGCAAACTCATTTTTAAGTAGACAATCTGCTAATCAAGGTTCTACAATCACTAACCTTGGTTTAGCTTTTGGTGTGCCCGAATGTCTTTTTGAGATTACCGCCGACATTGCTAGATTAATTCCTAGCAATGTCCTTGTCCCACTTAGATGGTCTATGGAGGAAGCTCAACGTAAGACAGATGCTGTAATCAACAAGATAGCTAGGTGGATAAAGGTTAATCTTGGTATCTCTATTTTCCCAGATAGAAATGGTAACTTTGGTTTCTTTAGTAACATTAGTAAGTTTGGGCTTGAGTTAAGCAGCAATGAATTCCTAGCGTCTGTCGGCGCATTCATGGGTGTAGTGAACTCTCTTGGGAATGCAGCGGGACAGATCTGGAGAAACTATCAAAATACTTTAGATCAGATCGACAGAATTAAAGATTGTTTCGGACAGTTACAAGACTTCTTAGGAAATGCTGGTGGTGAGGGTAGTGCTAGAAGAGAGCTTACCAACCCTGAAGTTTATCAAAATGCTGTCCAAGGTGAGAACGCTTTTGCTCAAGAACAACTGAGAGTCGCTCAAGAGTATCAAGCCAAGACCGTTAAGGCTTTGATGGTTATTGATGAGGTCTTAGCGGAGAGAGAGCTAAACCCTGATCTGGAGCCCGAATTGCTGCCCCCAGACCCAGAGCAGGTGGAGAGTGTTTTCAGGCTTCAAGCAGGCCCTCCGGTGGCTACACAGGGCAAGTTCATCCTATCTGTCGATGGTCTGTATTACGACAGTTCAGAGGGCCTTTCCCCTGCCTTAGTGGAGTTGGCAACTAGACGAGACGCTATAGAAAGAGAGAAGCATTGGAAGCTGGATTTTGATCCAAGCTTAGGCGGTCGTGGTGAGAGTATAAGTTCTGAAAACATCAAATTTTATTTCAACAACATACTTGATCCGACCAAGATTGATAACTCTAAAGGCATTCAAAAGTTCTACGCTGCTGACGAAGTTCTCCAAAACATTCAAGGTCAGAAGAATAGAAAGGTGTTCGATGTGTCATCTCAGATTTCAGAAATGGAAACTAACGGAGACGCTCAGATCCTGATTGATAACATGCGTCAAACTCTCATGTCTGAGTCTGCATTCTTCACTCAGAAAGAGAACAAGAGAAAGAAGCAAATAGAACTAGCCGTAAAGATCCCAGCAATTTATGGAGCAGGCCCTGTGTTTGGTCCTGGTGAAATACCAGTAAATGACTTCTCTTACATGGAAGGTTCTAACTTCTTAATGGATGTATCAGAGCAACGTAAACTTATCATTACACAGGATGATGTAAAGGGAGTTGTGTTACCGCTAGAGGTTAAGTACACTCAAAAGATAGAATCTGTTGATCCGGTTGTGATTGATCACCTACTTCTTGCTGGGATATCCAAGGGTGCAATCATTGACCACGAAGCTCCTTCCTCAACCGCTCCACGTATCTCTATAACAGAAACAGTTGTAGAGGATCAACTGATTGCGTTATACAATATTCTTTCGGTCAAAGAGGTTGACGCCAATAGCACTAAGTTTGGATTGTTCAACAGTTCTGAAAACGGAACTGATTACAACGCAAAAATTGTCGGAGATGCATCTTCGTTATTTAGAAATGGCTTAGGCACTGCATTCCTTGAGGGAGTAGATAGTAGCTCCTACATTAGATTACCTGAACAGAGTGAGTTCCAAGACTTACTATACTCTCAGAAAGGAGCTACCTTTGAAGCTTGGATCCAGGCTTCAGGACTGACGACTAATTCCTCTTACAATAAGACAGATGCTAGTGGTTTATTTAGACTAATTCTTGCTAATGAGAACATGGGTATTGCTGATGGAGTTTCTGCACAACCTGATATTGAGGAGTTAGCTCTAAATGAAGGTAACGGTGTGGTTCGTGGTATGGTAATGGGCTTCACCAGAGACAGGAGATTCACAGCAAGTGCTGCTGCGAGCAATGCAGACGCAGATAATCCTGCTTCTGATGCTATGTTCTTGATTGCTCCCACACAGTCTCATGATAATAGCAGTGTTGGGTTCCTTAATCAAGAGCCATGTAACGCAGACAATACTTACTGGCACGGGCTGAAGATTCCCGTAACTTCAGTGATAGATACTGTTTCCTTCTCTGACTGCGGAACTAAGTTTTGCCACTTAGCTGTCACCTTTAAACCAGAGACGGACGAGATTAGCGTATACTTAGATTCTAAGCTGCTTGTCACTTCCGGCTACTATGATACTTTTGGTATCAAGGGTAGAACAACTCCTAGCATCCCTTCTGTTAAACAGCCTAGCTCTTTTGAGTATGCCGCAGGCGAAGGTCCTAATCTCGATACCTTCTTTACGCCTTGGGTGCTTGGTGGAGGCTATACTGACGGAGCCACAAATGGATTCATGGGAACGGCTAACGGTGGAGAGACAAGTGCCTTCCAAGGAAAAATTGGAGGTGTGAAATTCTATTCTAAACCATTGTCTAGTTCTGAAGTCTTACGGAACTACAATGCAAACAAAAACTTCTTTAAGTATGTTAAATTATTCTAATGCCAGTTTCAAATAGAGTAGATGTTTATGGAAAAAAAGCTCCCGCTCCTATCATTGCTAAGACCATTGATATTAAGGACGCTGAGTTGATTGGGATGTCTTACCCTATAGCTAAGAATCCTGAACGTGGATACTTCTCCAGATCAGTCAATGCTAAGCTTGTGAACTCGGGTCTTCGTGATGTCATTAGAACAGTGAAGGGTGAGAGATTTATGCTTCCTGACTATGGTTGTAATGTTAGGAACTTCTTGTTTGAGCCTTTAGACGAAGGAACTTTTTTAGCAATAAAAGATGATGTAGTGACAAGTATCCGTAAATACTTAAAGAAAGTTTCTATAGGTAAAATTCAAGTCTTCAGAGACGGAGAGACAGGTCTCGATATTTCCCTATATTGTGGTTATGATAATGCTCTAATACCTTACTTTAGAGTTGGAGTCAGAGTCTAATGGTTTCCTTTTCCGGTACAGTTCAATCAGATTACTTAAAGTATCTACCCACTGAGTTAGATAATAAAGCCAAGCTTATAGACTTTGCCGCTGGCGACTTCGCCAGTTATAGAGAGGCACTCATAAACTATGTGAAGGCAACCTTCCCATTAGATTACAATAACTTTGAGTCTTCGGATTTTGGTGTTATGATGATTGAGTTAATGGCTGCGGTTGGACACATTCAATCTAGTAAAGCTGATTACCTCGCTAATGAAAACTTCTTGAGCACTGCTAGGAGTAGGGACAGCGTTAAGAGAATGTTAGAGCTTATCGGTGTAAGGATGAAAGGCCCTATCTCCGCTGCTGCTAATGCTCAGATAGAAGTGCCGGTTGAATCTGATACTGCATCTTCTATTACTATTGCGGCAGCTAATAGATCCATTTCTATCAATTCTCCTGAAGATGGAGGTGCATTGACCTACACTTTGTACAAGATGAATAGTAATGGCTTAATTGATGATTTAGGTGAAGATACTGCTGATCTTACTGTAGAAATAGCTGCGTTAGCGGGAGCTTCTGTGGCTTCTGGCTTAGTCTTGCAGGAAGGTGCTCTTGTGCAGGAAACGGGAACATTTAGATCTGCGGATAGAGTTCAAGAGATCTCTTTAGCCCAGGCTCCTTATATTGAAAAAAGTGCTCAAGTGTATATTGCAGGATCTTTAGAGACAGAGGGAGGCTACACAGAAGAGGATAATATTTACTTTGCTTCTGGGGGCACTGACAAGGTCTTCCAAGTGACAACTGATGAGAACTTCAGAGCATCATTGTTATTCGGAGATAATAGTGTCGGACGATCCCCAGCGATTGGAGACGCTTACAGAGTATTGTATCGTATCGGGGGTGGAGAAAGAGGCAATATTGCAAAAAGCTTTATCAATGCACCTATTGATATAACTCTTAATGGTATAGGGGGAGGCACTTCTTCAATACAGGGCACCTTAGAGAACACAAGCATAGGAACAGGCGGGAGGAACGCTGAGACTGTTGAGAGTGCTAAACGATACGGTCCTCTCTTCTTCCGCAGTCAGGACAGGTTGGTCACTTTGGAAGACTACAAGGGACATGCTAATAGGTTCGCGTCTAACTATGGATCAACTGGAAAGGCCGCTGCTGTTGTAAGGAGAGCCTATTCCTCGGCTAACATTATTGATCTCTTTGTTCTTGAGAAAGCTTCTGATACACAGCTTAGAAGAGCTACTCAGGAATACAAGAAACAACTTCTAGAGTCAATCACTCCCAAGAAGATGTTAACAGATGAGGTGGTGGTCGTTGATGGCTTGATTAGAACTATGGATTTGTTCTTAGTCCTTACCCTCGACTCTAACTTTAAGTCTGGGCAGAATCAAATCATTCAGTCTGCTAGAGCGTTGACTCAGGAATACTTCAATGTGGACAATACAGATTTTGGTGAGCCTTTTGTTCCTCAAGATCTTATTAGATACATATTAGATAACGAAACAAACATACGTTATGCGCGTGTGGATAATGTTGAATCTCCTATATCTGTTGGGTTTAATGAAGTCATTCAACTCAATAACCTTAACATAACTGTTTCCTTTGTGTGATGTCTGGAAAGAGCTACTTACGTAATAGAAATTATCACAAGTATAATTACTTTGATGCCTTCAAATATATCGTCCCTGGATATATGTATGAGGACGATATTGATCACACTCCTAAAGGGGATGATCTTGTCGATGTAATCATAAACTCTAACATTAACTTAGCTAATAACTTTTCTAGTGTTATTTATGTTAGTGCTATTGACGACACAGCCTCGGAGAATTTAGATAATGTCTCTGGCATTGCTCCTTTCTTTGTTAAGCAAAACAAAATAACGGACATAACAACTCAAGAGTTTGAGGATAATATTCTTTACCCTCTTGGTAAAAGTTTCAGTGATTACGAGACGGTGGAGAGCTTCAGTAGTTACGTGGATGAAGATCTTTTACCAGCTATAAAGTTAAACAATCCTAGTGGATTTAGTTCTACTGATACTTCAAACAGTCACAATTACTTAATTAATAATTTATCCTGGCTGTATTTCTTAAATACTAGCGGAAGTACTTACGATCCTTCTAGCTATGTGTCTGATGTTATAGTTAATAAGCTTTATAAAGGTGAGGACATTAGCACTGCTGACGGTATCAAGGGACTCATGGAGTATGTATGGAAAGACGGGTTGACTCAGTATTACCCTTCGGCATACTTTGCGAGTGGTTCAAGATCAGACCTAAGTGGGACTCAGCAGTTAGACAACCTTAAAACGTGGATTGATATTATCTACTCTCCTTTATTCTCTGATAACTCAGACTTTAGAGTGAGAGATAAGTTTGATACGTTTTTAGATAGTTCAATAACAACTACTAGAAAGATTGAGGATGGTCCTTTCGCGAGATTCTTAAAAGCACTGTCTTTCTTGGCTTACGATATTGATGATCTGTCAGAGCAGTTAACGACAATCTATGACCTAGAGGATTGTCCTGATGAGTATCTTCCATTATTGGCTAAACTAATCGGATGGGATTTATTTGGCACAGACCCAATGAGGTGGAGACTACAGCTTAGAAATGCTGTTCAGATTTACAAGGCTGTCGGCACAAAGAAGTCTATTCAATTTGCTGTAAATACAATATTCCCTAAAGACCGATTCCCTATCCAATCCAGCATCGTTGAACTGTGGGAGTCTTATGTTCCTTATTTAATTTTCTATGCTCTTGCCACAGAATCGAAATACTTTGAGGACTTTACAACATGGACTCCTGCTCTCGCATTGTCAATGAATGTTAAAGGCTACTCTGCCTCTAGCATGGAAGATAACTTGCGTCGAGCTACAGATAGAATTATATACGAAACCTATCAGCAGTTCTCTGGTAGCTTCAACATTCCAAACATAGAAGACGGGTTTGAATATAGAGGAGAGATTCACGAGCTTCCTCCGTTTGAAGAGTATCCTTACTACGTTAATGTGGAACTCAATAAGAAGATGATCGACTTCATTGCAGACAGGCTTGTCTGTTTCGGAGTTCGTGATAAGTTTGCGGTTGATGTAAGTGGGTATATGACGGAGTATGGTCTAGACTCTAATGATGAACCTAGAGATGGCTCATGGTTATTGTTTACGTCTGGATATAATGAACCCTCTAACTTCGATGAGATGATAACACAATCAAACAGTAAGAAGGTTGATTATCTCTCCATGTGGTCTGGCAAGTCTTCGCACTTCAAGCTAGCCGTCAACGCTAGTGCATACGACTTCACTAGACAAGGATTAATAACTCCCGACACAGGAAATGCAGTAGAGATAGCCGCTCAAATGACTCGGAAGTTCGCACCTGCTCACTCTATACCTCTAATTTCTCTTCAAATATCTGATACAGATGGAGTGCTTCCGGCAGACGATCCTTACTACTTGCCGTTGATAATGTTCAACTTCGTTGAGTCTGAAGTTGCTGCAAATGATAATTACTTCATGTCGGGCTTAAACATAAACTCATACAAGAGAGATGTTAACACAGGTGGAACCATTCTAACCAGAGATGATACAAAGACAAACGTAGCTACCAGATTGTCGGGAGCGACTTACTTGGGTAACATACCTAGAAGATCGGTTAGAAGAAGAAGCTACCAAAACGTTATGCCTTTCAATGGGTATTACGATAGAACTGGATTTAACATGCCCGTTCCGTTTGAGAACGATGATAGCTTAAGTGGATTACCTTTAGGTTATATTCCGACAAAAGGAACCTATGTTCCAGTAAGCAGTCATGTTAACCTTCCAGACGTATGGGATCAGTGTGAGGATTTAGGCTCTAAAAACTCTTATAATAACTATGCGGTAAGTGACACTATGCCTGCACGGGGTAAGGCTTTCTACCTCTCTAGTGTCTTTAATGATAGAGGTAAATTACCTGAGGTTTACGCAGCGATGCACAGGATAATGGAACGAGATCATTTAGCTCAATACTATCACGATCACGGTCCTACTAACATTGAGCGTGAGATCAAGAGGATTGAAGGCACTACACTAACTTTAGAGCTTCTCTTGCAATTACTGGATTTAAGAGATCAGCTTAATTTATTACCTGAATGGACTTGGATTGGAGGTGCTAACTCCTACAAGAATTCAAATGTTTCTGGATACACGTTCCCTCAGACTGCTGATGATTATTATAACTTTGAGTTTGGTAGAGACCTCCAGAAGTTACACAGGATATATGTAGAAGATTATCAGCAACACCAACTGTCTCCAAAACATATAACTTTAGATGGTCCTAACATTGTATCCCATGCATTTGGACCTTTGCTATACAATCACGACTTTGATCTTCTTTTTGAGAACAATCTGATAAGCAGCATTATAACCAGTTCTCTTAACAGCGTAAAAGAGTTAAAGGCTGGAATTTCACCATTTACTACTGCTTCGTCTTACGTCGCTAGTGGACCTAATGACATGTATCTGGAGCAGACTGAGCTTGTTTTCTCTTCACTAGTGAAGGGTGTTGAGCTTATTCATACTAGCGCAAACGACTTTGACGACCCAGACGATAGCTCATTATCTGTCTTTAAGATTTCGAGAGATAAGAAAAAGCCCGAAGATGATCCCTACATGTACAATAGAACCTTTATCATGATTAAAGGTAATAGAAAGAACCTTCCTAGAGTTAGGATGGATATTTCTAAGTGGGATGTAGGGTCTGAATATCCATTGAACACTAACTTCTTACTTCCTGATTGTGAGTATGAAATAAATTTAAATGCTCTTATTGGGGATAAAACAGGTCGGAAGTTAGGAGGAAGGTCTGTTGGCATCTGGATTCACACTAAGCCCGAAGACAGTAAGATGTGGTCGTATACTCCAGATGGTAAGTGGGTCCAACACACGGCCTTGCCTACTAGGTCGGACACCATACAAAAGTATTCTCATATATTCAACTACCCTTCCGTAACTAAAAACCTTACAAACAATTTTCAATGTTTAGATGTTGTTGCTGGGGAAGTTCCGTTACCCGTTACTAAGTATGCGAAAGACGACTTCTTAAACTTTAACGTAAGATTCAACACAAATAATCTTAAGCTTATAGAGCCGGTTGATTATAAGGTAAACATAGGAGATCTGCACAGGACAAATCAAGAATACGTTGTAGAGTTGTTCTTAGTTCCAAGTCCTAGAAATATTGATAGCTTCTTAGTCTTTGATGAGGTTGTTATGCAAAACCTTACGTTGAAGAGAATGACTGAGAGGTATGTTGCTGGCACAAGAACTTATCCATTAGTTTGGTTTAAAGCTCAAAACTATAAGGACGCTGAGGTACGAACCGAATTGTCCAAGCAGGACTTAGTAGATATCTTCTTGTATTACAACCAATTAACAAGGAACGATGCCTCTCGTGACGAGTCTTTAACCTCGGCTATAATGGGTACAAATGGTGGCTCTAGATTAACCTACAGATACAAGTTGGATTGGTTTGCTCCAACTTTAATTTCCAATACCTTAGATGGTGTAACAATAGACGTATAATGTTTTTAGAAGGATTCGGAGAGATACTGGCTAACATCTTAACGGTTAACCCTGAGTTAAGCGGGATATCCTCTGCTAGCTCTATTCTTGATACGTCTAACTATACTTTTCATGCGGTGACATTTGGAAAGGACGCTGAAGGATATAACTTCCATGCTCACTCTGTAAGTACCGTGGAAGGTGTTGATGCGTATAATAATGATTCGGTTATAGCTATCAATTATTTAAATTCTGCTCCCTATGTTAGCTCCTATCATCCTAGTGGGGCACACGCAGAGTTCTCTGCGACATATAACTCGGTTCCTCAATTCCCAGCACCCAATCATACTCGTCTGGAGATGGATTCTACACGAACTATCACTGCATCATCTTATTCAGGGACTGCACCTGATCTAGGACATTACCCTAATACATGGATAGATTCCTCCGTTAGCAGCGTTTGGAATATTCTAGGAGGATTCTCTCCTCCATCATCAGCAGGGAAGGAATATTTTATAACAGATTCAGAGGGTAGAACATTAGCTTCCGGTGTTCTTAGCGGAATGTATAATCAATACAACCTTGTTGACAAGAACGGCTACGTTAAAGTCAGTCAAGTTAGCGGATTGGATTCTACCTTAGGAGCCACACAAGGTGCAGAGTTATCTGGAGGACCAGTCATCTATAGCTCCGTGAACTTTAACGCAACCCTGGGCTCTGTGGGGCTTGCAGTTGTCCCTCAGAGGGGTGACGCTGTGACCTTAGCCATGTATGGTGGCGTGAACCATATCGGCGTATACTGCCTTGATATGCGTGCTATGCTTGCCTCAGGGATAAGTCCACCTTATTCTTGGGATGCTCTAAATAATAACAGTATCTATAAGTTGGTCTCAAAGGTAACTTTTTGGGATAACTTGCTAGATCACGAAGACAATGGATCTACTCCAGGTCTTGAGTCTGCTTACAACGATTCATTCTTAACAAATGATGGACCGACATTCACACTAAAGTTTAATTTCCTGTAAGATGTATAATTTCGTAGATCAAATTAATATGAAAGGCCACCTGACGATTCATAAAGTTATGGATGGGCAGGAAGAGCTTGTGTATGACGAAGACAACGTGATCACTTCTGGCTTTGGCTGGTCGATGAGTTACCTGTATGCCTTAGCTGCTGCGGACAGCATCACAGATTTCCAGATTGATCGTTTCCAGATCGGAGTTAGTGGTAATAGTGGAGCGCAGGTTAGTTCTACTTTTGAGTTATCTGGTCCTCTGAGTTCTACTGATGAGTATTTAGGTATTGGAGACAGTAATCTCAATGCATTTACTGCTAAACAATACAAGAATGACTCAACTCCAAATGCCGTCTTCGCTAAAATTCCTTACACAAAGGTAACTCGAATTGATGACAGATCGGTTAGATACACTATCTTTATTGATGAAGACTCTTGTAATGATATCTCTAGACCTGGGAATGCTGAAGCTGCTTTAAATGAAATTGCTTTGTTCGTCAAGAATCCTACAGGGGACAGAATTGACGATACTTCTGTTATGGCAGCATACAGATACTTCAGTGACATTAGAAAAACAAACCAGTTCGGTCTGGTTTTTAGATGGACAATAACTTTCGGATAATATGTTAAACCCAAGTGATGTTTATGTTTCTGGTGGTAGCAGCGATCTTAGGGTTTGCTGGACCGACAAGGTTACTAAGTATGACGCTAGCTCTTTCTACAATTGGGAACAGGATAACTTACCTCTTCACGATTTAGATGAGAGAACTCACCTGCTATGGGAGAGGTTAGGTGCTCCTACGTCAGCCATCACAGGCATGACCTTCATCGTTTCTGCTGGTGCAGATGAAGGCTGCTTCCCAGCTTACTTTGCTACGCTAAGCTCGTGCATGGAAGCTCTTCCTGATGTTATCAATTACCCAATTCTGGTTGAGGTCGTCTCCTTTGGCGACTTGGGTTCTTTAGAAATTCCTTCTAAGGTCTTTGGACCTAGAGGATCATTAGAGATTGTTAATAGAAACTGCTCGTTCGGCGGTGGTATAGCTTTAAGCGGTGGGGACGCTTTTGCGGTCCAAGAGTTTAATACTGATTACACTGATTATGATATTGCGTCTGCGGTCGTGCCTGCGGGTGATACGCTCACTCAGATCTCTACTAACACAAGCGCACCGTCACTTCCGTTTGATATGTATAGCTCTAAGACCTACACCAGTGGAGTCTACGCAGCTTCCTCGGCTAATCGCTATGATGACGCTAGGTATGGGACAGTGGGTAAGTATGTGTTTAGTAGAAGAGTAAGTTCTAAAAACAATAGAATGACTGCTGCGTTAAGCAGCACCATACAACCCTGGGAAAACACGGGTACGATTCAAGACACAAGTTCGTTTAAGTTTGAAGCTTTCGATGCTCCTGCTGCTCGTAGAACGACTGAGATGAACACCTACGATGTCAGTACTTTAAACTACTTAACTAACAGTGAGGTTAAGTGGGGTATTGACAACGATGGCACCTTTACAGACGGCGCAGCCGCGTTCGCTTACGCGAATCACCTTACAAATATAAAGGTTCAAAACTGTAATGGTCCGATCTACATTAGGAACTTCACAGTTGATGCTCAGCATACTAGAGACAATGGTATAGAGATTTTAAATTCGGATGTCTTCTTAGAAAGATGTTCCGTTTCTAGAGCGAACAAAGCTGGCTTATACGCCGACAACTCTAATGTCGTACTACTGAGAGGCTTTGTTGCATATAGAAACTACGAATTAGTTAACTCTGTCAGAACGGGTATTCCTTTCTCTGATAAGAGAATTAACTACAAGTCTCAAGATTCTTATGGTGCGGGTATCTATGCTTTAAATTCTACAATTAATGTAAGCTCTACGTTCCAAAGAGATATTGATAAGTCTACGGAGGCTTCTGGTTCTGTGTATAATAACTACACTGGAAGTATTCCTTCTCCTTCGGTAGAGGCTTTGTTCTGTCTCTCTAGGAACGACATTGGTCTACACGCTATCAACTCACACATTACTGGTGGAAGGACAGAGTTAGACGGAAGCTCGACCCCTAGATTCCTTGACGCTATGCAGCTTTTCATGGAGTTGAACACGGAGGCTGGTATCAAGCTGGAGCAAAGTAAGTTTGATAATAAGGGCAGAGTTCTCCTTTACGGTAACTACAGAGGCATAGATTCTTCTGATTCTAAGATTGAGACTGACTGTCTCAAATGCAAAGATAATCAAGCAGAAGCTCTTCTGCTTAACAACTCTACATTTGTGTATGGTAAGGAGCCTTATGACCTTTACACCTACGGCACTACAAACCAATACAGGTTTGATCAGGTTACCTTAGTAGACAATGGCACACACTTAAAAGCTAACAATTCTATCGTCACTGCTGGTGAAGCTAGTTCTGTTCCTTCGGTGTTCAGTCAATTCTACACCTCAGGTGCTTTTGGCGTTGCTAATCCATTACTCACTGATGCAACTCTTAACAACTTATTACCTTCTGTGGATGTCTCTAGAAATTCTGACGTAGAGCTTGTTCACTTTGTTGGAAATAGAAGATCGGATTTAAGCACTTTACTTGGTAATGACAGACCTGTGTATGGCAGTATAGTTAAGGTAGATAAGAACTCGTCTGTTGTTATGAGGGGCTCTCATAAGTTTGCAAATATCTTAGCGGGTCCTACAGGTAGAGAATACCATATCCATCATGCGGGTGTCTTCTGTAACAACAATTCAACAGTATCCTTCCAAGGACCGACAGTCATCGGTTCTTTAGGTGTTGATGTTCTCGCGGATAACAACTCTAAGATGGAGTTTGTCCCACACAGAAATAATGATGGTGAGTTGTTAGTTAACACTTACGACTTAAGCAATCCTCATAACCACACGACTGTCGAGCTACACTCTACACGAGCCTGTCTTGTTTCTAAGGGTAGTTCTGAGGTTGTTATGCAAGATCTTGGGGATTACTACCTTCGATATGGTGGGGGTGTCCATGGGACAGAGTTGAACGCTAGTGCCAATTTTGATTATCTTCAAAATGGTGATGGGAAGAACAACGATGCAGTATACAGGAATAATGTTAGTGCTGGGTATATTCAATTCTACCCTAATGCCTACATTAATGATCTTGCTATCACTAACTCAACTAATGGCACAGACTTAAGTAGAACAGGTAATTCATACTTCACTCAAAATAGTTTTACAAACTCCGCAGGATCTGCCATTCCAGGCAAGGAGAACTACTATCTCAAGCTTTTAACAGACGGATCCACCGCAACGGATATTGACGAGATTTCCACTGGAGGTATGTGCCTTAGAGCTTTAGAAGGGAGTAAGGTTAATATAACGAACGTTCACTTCCCAGCAGGATGGCACAATGCTTCTGGCCTTGTGTATGATCTCAGTGGTGATATCCCTAACTGTAGTAGATTGTTCATCTGGAATATTGCGGACGACTCTGTGCTTCATGCAAACTACGTTTCTGTGAGTGGTCTTCACCCTCTGGATGCAGGATACCACGGTCCCTCTGGTGATTGGGGTGTTGCGTCTGCTCTTCCAAATACCCCTGATACTTCAGCAATATCTGTCTTAGATTACTACGGTCCATCTCCGCAACTGTCTGCAACCATTGGTACCAGCGTTCATAAAAACCTTGGTCCGTTTAGATTGTTCTTCTCGACAGATCCCGTGGCTAATTACTTAATGCCGAGCAGCCAAGATCTGAGTGGGTATATTCCTCAATTATACTCTCAAGGGTATCAACCATCGGCAAATGTTATTGCTGCTAACAGTAATTTATTTAATGCAAGTGCTGAGCACTTCTCTCTGTTGAAGCATTTAGACCAAGTAAATGCTAGTGGTGACATTGTTCCATCGGGCTATTATTATGCATCAGACATGGTTTACAATCCTTACACCATTAAAGCTGTCTTGGATGAGTCAGCGGCTAACTTGTTTGCTAATGCTAAACACAATAGCGTAGGTAAATCCAAGCTCGCAAAAGTTGTGCATATATACTATCCATACAGAGAGCACCCGATAGGTGGTGATTCTTACAGTCAAACTGATACTGGTTCAACCCTGGGATTAGCTTCTGTCAATAACTTTGATTTGGAGAAGAATAACTAATGGCAAGCGAAATAGTTTATTACGATTCTAACTACAATTACATCAGCCCTGTTCGTCACTTCAAGGCTAATGATCCTTATTATTACGAAGTTGATAATATCCCAATTAAACAGTTAGAAGAAAGTAACAACTTCTTAAAGGATCAAGTTGATGGTATTCTTGGTGAGAGTGGTAAGAATATCTCTATTGATAGATCCGGGTTCAAAGAGCTTAAGCCATTTGTAACAGGAAGAGATAGGAAGGTTAGAGTTAACCCTGGACGTTATACCGCCAGAGTAAATGATGCTTACAGTATTACACCTCTTCAGAAGGTTTCTCAAGTTTTAGGTTTCTCAAATACCGTGGAAACAAATGGTGATGTCGCAGATACAAACCAACACGTTGTTGAGACAATTAATGGAACAACCGTCGTTTCCGCAGCCTTAGATACATTTCAACAAGGTCTCGCTGGCGATGCTCTGAACATGAATGGTCTGGCTGAGCGGACCTTTACCTACCCTATCCCTGACGAAGATGGTGTTTCGGAAGGAGTTTTAAACGCAACATCTATTTCTGATTATATTACAAAGAGAGCGGCAACAGGGTTCAGCCAAGTAGCAGAACCTCTTCTTCCCAACTTCATAGGTAAGCTTTACTTAGATAATGTTGTCCCTGGAGTCAATGAGCAAACACTACAGTATATTAGAAACGTGTATACCCCAGGTGTCAACCCTGACGCATCACAATCTAATAGGTTAGAGTCTGATTTTATTAAGAGATGGAGAGGCACTATCAGAACATCTATTGTGGATGTGTCCGGTGAGTTATCGGTTACTGTCCCAGACTTTAATGAAGAAGAGTTTTACTACATTGATGAGACTGGTGAGAAGCAATTACTAACTGCTAATCAAAGAATTGACCTTGTCTTCATCTACTCTAAAGCCATTGATCAGAACGAAACGACTATTGCTTCTCCTGACGGTAACGGTGGTTACGAAAAAATCAACGTGCCGACTTTAGGTGTTCTTAAAGGTGCGGGTGTTGGTGTTTCTAGAAACAGAAGTGGGGCACCTGATGATGAAGCCACCTTAATGCGTATCACTGGTAACGTGGACGGTATCCCTCTCATGCTTGCTCACCCTGGAGATGAGAACGGTGAATACACTGGCTTTGAATCTTCAACAGTAGGGACCATAAGAGGTTCTTTCCCATCGCCGGATGACCTTCTTAACTTGGCACCTGTTCTTTCTGAAAATTTAGAGAGTGATTCGGTTGCCCTCATAGGTCAGTCTATCCTGCCAGTCGCGTATGTTAGAGTTACCAATGCGGGTGGTGTGGTCGATATCTTACAAGATGAAGACATTATTGACATCCGTCCTTTCTTTAGAACTACCGAGTTAGCTTACAATGAGCGTGCTGGAATTGCAGCAGCAACCCCACAAATCTCTATTGCTAACCCTGTTGTTACTGAGGCTCACTTAGAGAAGGTTAGGAAAGAAGTCTACGCAGATCTTAAGGGTAGGATTGATAATATCGGGCCTATTCCTCCTGCTGCTCCGTCTAGAGTTGTAGGTGTTGGGCAAGTGTGTGGAGGGATGCGTTATGGTCCTGAAGGTGCATTGTTCAGACAAGCTTCTACAGGCATCTTGGGTACACGGACTTGGAGTGAATTAGCTGATGATGCCGAAGCATTCTTTAACTACATGCCGGGATCAATAGGCTTTGATCCGTCTTGGGATGCCGCCGATTGGGCTCTTGAGAAAGGTGATTATACAAGATGGCGACCAGGAGATCACATCAATGTTTGCTGGCCTTTGGTGGCAGAGTCTACAAACCCAGAGAAATACTTCCTCCCACCTTATGCCCAGGCTACTGGCATGGGACAATACCCTACTCCTCTTGAAATGGAGAATGCGTGGACAGCCGTTTCTGAATTCTCTCCTAGCTTACACAACTTTGGAATTAAGCAAGTCGATGTCACTGCCCACACTTCAATGGATCACTACCGAGGTGGTTTACACCAACGACAAAATGTAGTTATTCACTACGTTAAAAAGCTTATTAGAATAAACAGAGAGAATGTCCCGTGGATGGCAGACTATTCAGTCAATGCTAAACTTCTTAACTGTATTCCGTTATCATCAGCTAATGATGTTGGTAAGGGTCCTACGGGTAGAGCAGGTGGTGCATCTAATATTTGGGTTAACAAGACAAGAGATTACTTTGTTATCAATGTCGCCTGGGTTGCTGACGATGCTATTGGGACGGGTCACTACGGTAATATGATTAACCCAGGAGCTTTCCCTTGGACATATCGAAATGATGCTAGAAGATACGCAGGGTTTGCGCTTCCTGAAATCCCAATTCCAACTCCAGGGGTATTCCAACAATATGATAGACAGGGTAGAATTAACCGAGGTGAGTCTGGGATCGGCCCAGGGAACGCAGAGCAAGGAGATGTGTTTTTGTCGCAAGTTAACTCAGCGGCACCAGCAGACAGTCAGACACAGTTTAGTTATTTCAAAAATATAACTCCCGTTCTTTACCCAACTGTTGAGTATGAAATTATTGGACATAACAGTGCTATGACTCAACAGTCTCCTAGAACTAACGGAATGATTGGTAACACGACTCCTACTATTACCTTAATCTAATGAGTGAATTCGGTAGTTTGTTTGAGAACTGTGGTAAGTTCTATAAACCAGGGCTCAAACCTACCGGAGATCCTCTAGAACCTATTGGAAGCAATAATGAACCAGCAGGTGGTCTGCCTCCAGGCAGGTTACCCTTAGTTACCGTAATACCACCTCAAGGAGAGCCTCTCTATAAATGTGTAGAGTTTACTGTACCTTGCCCACTACCTTATGCTCACTTAGTAGAGAGGATTGTTAGAACATGTGAACCTTGTCTTGACGCTGCGGGTAATCCGATTATCTCTACGATATTAACTCCTCCTGGTTATCCAGATTGTAAGTTTAGACTTCCTACTTGTGACGATAATCCAACTGAGGATCCTTGTTTAACTCAAATTAATATTTGCCCTGACCCACCTGGGACAAGATACAAATGTGAAGAGAAAATTGTATATTGTGAGCCTGGGCAAAGATCTGACCACCCTGCTGGGCCAACGGTTAAGCAAGTACTTAGAGATTGTAAGGTTTGTGGTCCTTTTGAACCAGACACAATATGCAAGTATAAGCTCCCTGACTGTAGTGATGGTCCTTTAGGGAGCCAAGGATGTCAGAACGGTCAAGTCTACCCCTGTGTTAGCCCTAATCAATCAACTGGTCCTGGCATTACCAATGCCGTCATTACGGGTGCTGGTTACAAGTGTGTTACAGAAAAACTTCTTTGTCCCCCAGGCACTAATAGAGAAGGAGATTTCATAGGTTACAAAGACAGGTATTGCAAGACTTGTAATATGGGAGATCCACCTGTCCCCGCTACTACAACTCCTGGCTCATTTACCCCAGCCATCCCAAACCCAAACAGCCCTGGTAATGTCATCAAGCCAGCTATCTTAGATCCCAGCGTAAAGGTAGAGGAGACGCCTTGCCAACAACCTAACTCTTTGGCAAACTGTCAAACTCGGTGCCCACCAGCCCCTCCAACTACAGGGGATATAGTGGGCTTCTGTAATTCTGAACCTGTCTCTCAATTTCAGCCTGATCCTGGTGGCATTCCAGCGGACAGACTTCCTTTAGTACCTCAAGCTCCTGCGTTAGAGCCTCAAGGACCAGGAAGAATCCAACCTGTCCCCACTACGGGTTTAACTATCCCTAGTCCTCGATACTCTGTTGGAGCCTCCCCTACGGAGTTACTTAAGATACAAGAGAGAAATGCTAAAGTTATTGATGTAAAT